TGGACTGGATGTCCCAACCTCGCCCGAATATCGACCCTGCTGTTGAAGCCTCGATGTTGGAGATGGATGAGGTCTGGGTGTGGGATAGCAAGCGTGGCGATTGGGCAACGTTTCAGATCATCGGCGACGACATCCTGATCGCCGGTAAATACATGCACATCAATGCTTTCTCTTACAATCCAGGCACGCAGCAGACCGAACCTTGCTTGCGCGGCAACCATCCGTTCAACACGTTCTGCGCCAATCCGGTGCCCGGTTATTTTTGGGGTGGTTCGGAAGTGTCGCGCTTGATCTTGTTGCAAGAAGCTATCAATTCTCGCGTGACCGGCATCAACCGGTTGTTGCGCAAGTCGGAAGACCCGCCCACAAAATTCGTTGGCTCGACTGGTGTGAACCAGACCGCGCTGTCGCGCTTCAATCGTCCAGGTGGTTATTGGACCGACCAGAACCCGAACGCAAAGATCGAGCGCGACAACGTGCAAATCCCTGAAGCTCTGTGGCACTCGCTGCACGAGTACGAGCGGATGTTCGACGAGATGATGGGTCTGCCACCGATCTCAAAAGGTCAAGGTGAAGCTGGTGTGCGTTCTGCACAACATGCAGAAACACTGGTGCGTATGTTCTCTCCGCGCTTTAAAGATCGCGCGCTGCTTATCGAGCGTGATGTGGAAAAGTTCGGTGCGTGCTTGCTTGATCTTGCCCGCGCACATCTCGATCAGAAGCTGATTGCTTGGGTTCCGAAAGAACAGGCTGGCTTTGAAGATTCATCCACACCGGGTGAAGAGCAGCTCATCATTCCGCCCGCAAAAGGCACGGTGCCTGTCACCTTCACCTTTGCCGATCTGCCGGAAGATGTGACGCTGATGATCGACTCTCATTCGTCTTCACCGGCTTTCGCAATGGATGCGAAAGAGCTTGCGTTCAACTTGTTGAAGGTTGGTGCGATGACGCCATCGCAACTGGTCGATCATGTGGACGCGCCGGACCCAGACGCATTGCGGGCAAGTATCATGCGCCGCGATGTGGCCCGCGCAGAAGCTGCTGCCCAAGAGCAGCAGCTAAAAGCGCAGTCACATTCAAAGAAGAAATAACTTATTTGAGTTTTTCTTGGCCAATCACGCGCAACGGGCTTTCCCCGTTGCGCACATTTGATGGCAACACTTGGTTCGGCGCGACCGCCGAGTTCCTGAACGCCCCAGACATAGCCCGACGGCCCAACAATTCGGCCTGTTTCGGGCTAATTCCGGCTCTCTGCAAGCCCTTGTTGCCGAAGTAATTATCAGCCGCTGCCTGCTGCGCAGGAGGCAATTTCGGGGCAATTGTTTCGCCTGGACGGATGCCGTCACGCAGATCGGACATCTGATAGTCTTCCATCACGATCTTTGCGGTCTCNTCAACGGCGTGAACCCGCACATTGTTGCCGGTCTGGGCTGGTGCAGCCCCTGCCTCGACCATGCGCCGCAAGTTTTCCATCTCTTTCTGCATGGAAACAAGCTGCTGCTTGGTCTGACACGCCTTGCTGGGGCATGGCGGATCGTTCTTCGGGATCGCCTTGTAGGTGCGGCTGTAATTGTGGCCGCACAGCTCGCACTGATAGCGGATTTTATATTTGGTTGGTTCTAAAAACGTGTCGGACGGGATCACGGTGTGTCCTAACATGGTTGTGGTTAAAGTCATTTCAGTCTTCCATATCTTTGAACGCAACGGGAGTAATTTCAAGGCGCTGCCCACCTGCGTTGTGGCGCGCCCAATAAGCGTCTGTCACCCACTTGACGTTCGGTGCATCGTAAGAGCGGGTCTTGCGCCACACGGCAGGGTGCGCGGTCTCGTAATCGTCCGTCAACCACACAGCTTGGCCGTCATACGGATAGTCATCTGACGGGGCAGGAAGTTCGATCCAATCGCTTTCAAGTTTGGCAGCGTTTTTCATAGTCCGTATTCCTCTCTCCAAGGTTCAGTGGGTTCAGGCTCTTCCTGAGACTTTTCATCCATCGTCCGCAGATAATTGTAAACGATGCGGTTAACCGAAGTGGTGAGCGGCTTTTCATCGCCGCTCTCGACACGCATGACGGCTTCATAGGTCTGACCCTGCGCCATCATCTCCTTGCGCGTCCAGTCACGCCATGCACGCACGGCAAAGGCCATCGCAAACACGCGGTCATCTTTGCAGTTCTCGTCGCGTGACTCCGGCGCACCGATGTGGCCATCCTCGACAACCACTAGCGCCATCTCTTGCAGCAAGGCGCGCGACTTGATGTCGAGTTCGTTCGACACATAGGAACCGCGCAACTGGTGCATCAACACCGACTGGGTTGACCATGTGGTCGCAAAGCCGATGACGTAGCCTGCGCCCATCGAGTCAGGCCGTTTGTACAGATACATGCGTGCATGTGCGCCAGCGTCTTCCCATCCGCGCGCCTGCACGCGGCTGGCGTTTGACTCGGTGTTCAGCAACTGCCGCAGATGATCGAACTCACCCAACACGATTGCGCCAGGGCCGCCGACTTCAGGATTGACCAAGCAATCCTTGTAAGCCGACGACAGATGAAACAGCACCCATGCCGCGTGCTTGGCTTCCACATCCGCAGTGCAATACTCGGCCACCTGAACAACCTTGTCGGCAAAGCACCGCCACACGGAAATCACATGGTGATCCTTGTGGTCGTTTCGGCCATAGGCGGGGTCCATGCCGATGACGTATTTGCCGTTGTCCACCGGCTCTTCCCAAACCTTCAGCTCGATGTCGGACGGATCATCGACGCCCGGTTTCAGCTCGATCATTTTGAAGTTGAAGAAATCACCATCGACTTCATACCGATACGCCCGATACCGGATGCCATCCTCTTCCAGCTTCTTCAGGTCTTGTGTGATGACGCGGGTCTGGAAGAACGAGTAGCCAGTCTGGACGAAAGCCTGTTCGGCAGTCCACGGCTGGTTCTGATCGAGCAACGCCGCTTCCGCACCAGCGGACTCCGTCTTCCACCTGATCCACGCCAATTGTTCAGCCGTGATCTTGTGTTGGTAGTGCTGCCGAACATAGTCGATCATCTCCTGCTCTTCGGAGTCAGGCGGATGCAAACCGTGTTGCAGGAAGCGTGGGTCTTTGCGGGGGATCACGTTGGTGTCACCGGCCCACCAGCCAACAAAGAACGACCGTGCCGACAGCGGGTCGTTCAAGCCGTCGATGTAGCGTGACCGCCAATGGTTGAAGCCCTTGGCCGTTGACTCGTAAATGAACAGCCGGTTCGGGTTGGTCTGCGCAAAGCCTTCTTCCAAAGACTTCAGACCTTCGGCTGACCCGTAGGCCGCGACTTCGGTCAGATGGCCAAACGCATAGCCGACGCCTTCACCCCAGCTCGTCCCTTTGTCCTTCACACCCGCGACCAGCAGATCGAGGCGCGAGCCGTTCGAGAACAACAGCATCTGCCGGTTGTTCTTCACGATCTTGAACGTGTCGCCGAAGTAGCCGTCAGGGAACGACTCCACATATTTCTGCAAGAGCTGCCGGTTGGCTTCGCGGTTCTTTTCCGTGTCCGTCACCAGACAGCCGATCAGGTTTGGATGCAGGGCCAACCAGAACACATCAATGGCCAGCGACACCGTAGTCACGCCAAGCTGACGCGACTTGAGGCAATAGAATTTGTGGATGCCGTTGTCGAGGCCGGTGCCGACTTCCTTGATGAAGCGGCGCTGCGACTCCCACATCTCCAACGGCGTGCCGCGTTCGTCTTGCGACACCGCTTCTTTCGAGGTGATGCGGATGTCGCTGACAAACGCATCAAACAGCTTCACCCATTTTGCCGATTTCAACGCCATTGCATAAATCCAGTGTTACCAAAAGGAGTCATCGGTGCCACCGGAACATCGTCAGGCGGCGTCCAATCAAAATTGTGGTCGTCCAAGATGTCAGCGGCCTTTTGCAGCGTGGCGCGGGCCTGTTTGCTGATCTCTGCTTGCCGGAACTGGTCCTTGGATTGAGCAAGCAAAATCGGCCCAAGTCGGTTGGTTTTACCCTTCTTCGCTTTGAACTTCAGCGACAGCCGTTCGAGCTTCGCGCCTTCCAGCTCGTGCTGTTTGACTTTCGCTTCGGTGGCTTCAATCTGCGCTTCGATTGTTTTCGCCGCGTCTCCCAGCACATCAAAGTTTTCGAGCTTCAACCCGCGACGGTTGATCTCTTGCATGACAGCATTGATTGCACCCGTTGCAACCGACAGGGCTTGGTTCAGTTCCTGGTCAATCGACGATCCGTTTGTTTCGCCGGTGCGGTCGTACCGGTCCCGCTTTTCGTCATCGGACAGGCACTCGTATGCAAGGGTCAGCTCCGTGAATTTCTCGGCGCTGCCACCCGCATCGGGATGCTCTGTCTTTGCCTTCTTGCGATAGGCTTTCTTGATGTCTGCGGGCGTTGCATCTTTGCCGACACCCAGCACATCGTACAATTCATCGGCCATTGTTCAGCCCGTTCCGTTCGCGCCAACTGCCAAGCATCTGCTGGTCGCCTTCTGTCAGGTCAAGATCGGGGTACATGATCGGAGCCTGTTGCACCGGTTCTTGTTTGGCCGCAACCGGCTCGTCCAGCGGAACCAGTTGCAAATTGACGGCCAGATCAAACACCGCCGCAAAGTCCTGCACTGTTTCAACCGTGACGGCCCGCTCTGCCCACTCACCGATTACGATTTCACACCGACGGATGAGTTCCTGAATGTTTGTCATTTGCAGCCTCCTGTTCCAAACCCCTAGCAATCAAATCCCGTGCCGCCTGAGTGTAGGAAACCTTGATGGTATACGCGTAACGCTTCAAGCGTTCCAAGAACTCAGGTGACACCGGCACCGTCACCTTTTCCTTCTTTGCATCCGGCTTCTTCACATACACTCTCGGCATCGTTTACCTCAATCACGGTATGGCGCTGTGATGCGCGAAAACAAACTGTCATTCTCTTCACACCATTGCGGTGTGACGTCTTTCACAGTGTCTCGGAAGTAAGTCTCAAAAACATGAACCGAGAACGAACTCTTCACTTTCTTCTGCGCTTCATCAGCCAGTGCCGGATCAAACATCCAGTTCTTGTCCAGACCCAGCGGGCAAAAGAAATAAGATGGAAACATGTGGATCAAAGTTCCATCTTCTTTCCACAGTTCAAACGGTGTGACGACACCGCCTTGCGCCCATGTTTCCGATTGCAACGCTTCGGGCATCCGGTCCAACCACAGCTTAATCACTTTGGGTTCCGGTGCAGAGATCATCAAAGCATTGCAAGCCGAAGTGTCGCCCGGCTCAAACCCCATAATAAGTTGTTCAGGAAATCTGTCATCAAAGCCCAGAAGCGCATCTATTTTGTACAGCATCAACATATCTGTATCCAGATACATGCCGCCTTCGCGTTGCAAAATTTGTAGCCGCGTCACATCCGATTGCAGTTGCGGCCATTCAATTTTCACATTGCGATAGACACCATCCATAGACGTATAAACAACATCGACCATCTCCTTTATCCGATCCCACCACTCACTCGGCGCGGGTTCTTTGTTGATCCAAAACTTAACCCTGTCGGGCTTTTGAACTGCAATGGCCATCTTAACAGCCATGTAATTCACATACGACAAAGGTCGGGTCAGTGGCCATACCGGATAAATGAAATGGATGATGTTGGGGATCATTTCTTTTTCTTCTTCGCCGGATGAGCGAAAGCACCCAAATTTGCCAGACGGTTGTACGTCGGTTTTGCCATCGGCGCTGAAGGCACAATCGGCTTCATCGTGTTTGGTGCTGCCGCCATCGGTGTCGGGTTTTTGGGTGCTTTGGCCATCTTACTTACCCTTTTTCGCAGCCTGACGTTGGGTCTCTTTGGCAATCGCCACAGCTTGCTTCTGCGGCTTTCCGGCTTTCATTTCAGTCTTGATGTTCTTTGAAACATCTTTTTCTTTCGAGGTCTTTTTAAGCGGCATCGTTCTCTCCTGTGTTGCGACGGCGACGACGGGGTTCCGGCGACGGTTCGTCAGAGAATAGGCTTTGCGGTGCCGCAACCGGTGCATCCGGTTGAGCGGGAACCGCCGTGGGAGTTTCCTCCACAACGGGTTCAACTGCAACAAGTGTTGCGTCTTGACGGATCGGGTTGCGGTGCTTTTCCAACGTCTTCAGCATCACCGCCCCGACCACGCCGACCGCCGCACGGTAAGCCGAGATCGAATCCTTAGTGCGGTGCTGGATCGGGATGTCCCAAGCCTTCATGGCCGCCGCATCATGCAAATCCTGAGCGAGCTGCTCAATGTACTTCTCAAAATCTTTGTTCATGTCAGTCTTTCCAAGTCCATGCTTTGACGGCCCACATCTGGGCAGTTTGCGCTTCGGTAATTGCAATCGACGCCAGCCGCTTCTTTTCGGGGCTGCTGTCGGGATCGTTTCGGATTGCATCCATCCGGTCAATCAGTTTGGCGTAGCCGGATTTAATTTCTTCAACCACAGGGTCGGCACTTGGATTGAAAGACAAGCCCACCGCTTTTTCACCATAAGACATAAGAACCTCCTAATTTGATACCATCGTATCAGATGCTAGTTAACAGGTAAAGCACCGCCAACAGGGAACAGCGTTGATACCGCATCCACAATGATATGAATACGATCCGTGTCACCGCCATTGTCCGCCGTGTGCGGCGCTTTGTGGTTGAACCACCATGCAGACCCGACCGGCCAATGCACGCTTTCACCCCCTGTGGTGTTCGTGCATTGCTCGTTCGTCGTCAGCACAATGTGGAACCGGCTGTACATATCTGCGTACTTGCCTTCATCCACATGCTCACTCACATGGCCCCCCGGTTTCAGCTTTACAATCAGCACGCGGCCCAACTGGTCCAAACCAATGGCTTCCATCAATGGTTCCATCAGCGGCCTGAACGCTTCTTGGAAGACCGATGCAGCCGGATAGGGTGCCGCACTGCAATCGTTGAAATAATCTTTAACCGTAAACGCCAACGGCCCCCGAATGAAAATACACTCGGTGTCCGCGTGGGCAGAGCCAGGATAATCCTGCCTGATCGTGATGTCATTCCACATGTCTTTGTTCTTTTTCAACAAGTCGAGCATGGGTTGGACATCCAGTCCGGTGAGCAATTGTACGTTGTGTTTCATTGGAGTTGTCCATTCAGTGCGCGGTAAACGGTGGCACGCGAGATGCCGAGTTGCTTGGCGATGGCCGTTGCGCCCAACTGCCTGCCCGCCAGTTGCTTGATCGTTTGTGTGTCCGCAACGGCGGGGCGGCCTTTGCCGATATACTTGCCTTCCGCTTTCGCTTTGGCAATACCGGCAGCCTGCCGATCACGGCGGATTTCATTTTCAAATTCCGCAAAGACACCAAGCATGGATAAGAAGGCGCGACCAGTTGGGTTTGAAGTATCAATGTTTTGTTGTGTGACCACCAAGGAGATGCCACGCGCGTGAAGGTCATGAACGATGTTAGCAAGGTCACGCACTGACCGTGCCAAGCGGTCGATCTTTGTAACAACAAGCGTGTCGCCGGTGCGCATGAAGTCGAGGAGCGTTTTGAGTTCATCTCTGTTGTCCAGGGTTTTGGCGGAAATCTTTTCCGAACGGATCATATCGCAGCCGTAGGTACGGAGTGCGTCCATTTGGATGGTGAGGTCTTGCTCCTTTGAGGAGACGCGGGCGTAACCATATTTCATGACAAGGTGTCCTTCAGTTTCGGAGTTTCGGGGTATCACAGGACATGTTGTCTCATAAACCCCCAGGCGATGCAACATAAAAAGACAGTTTGTCCGAAGTTTATTTCAATTTTTGGGGGGCGGGCGAAGTGAGGCTCTCGCAAAAATTTTGCAAAGTCCCAAAATTTTTTAAAAAATCGGTTTTTTTCCC